GTTCCTTAAAGTGGAATTTGTAATAGTTTGATTTTTCAATGATATATTATAATAGTGAAAGAGATATAAATTGTATCTCTAATTTGTTTATTTTAGGAGGTTTCATTATCATGAAATTAGCAGTAAAAGTATTAAAAGTTGTTTTCTCTATGGGTTTAATTTATTTAGCAGGTGAATACTATGGCAAGTCAGTTGCTGAAGTTTACCTCGAATTAACTGATCCAAAAAGAAAATAATACAATTTACTATGTTACTTAAGAAAGAAAAGAGGAATTTTATTATGTCTACAAAAACAGTTTTAAAAGTTATCTTTGGTTGGATTTTATTGATTGGTACTATGTACCAAGCTAACGTTGTTGGGAAATATGTTGGTGAAAACACAGCCAAGTTAATCTTGGATGCAAAATCAAAATAGTGTAAAATATGGGATACTCAATATTGAGTATCCCTATATCTTCTTTTATTTTTTGCTATTTTACTACGTTCCGAAATAATGATTATTAAGCTCGCTCCATTGTACGATATTGTCTCGTAATTCAAGCAACTTCATTATTTTTTCTTCGTTTCCGTTTTGATCATAGAGATCATTCTTGAGCATATAGTAGATTTTATCAGCAATAGGTTTACTAATACCATATTTATATCTATCTAATAGCTCCCACCATTTACCAAATCCTAAATAAGATGGAACTTTGAAATTATCCAATCTATCATGATAAATATCATGACATGTTTTACAAAGCATTACCACATTTACTCGATGAGCTTCATGTTCCATTCGAATCATCTCAGCCAAATCAAAAGAAGTAAGAGTACCATATGTATTAAGAGTATGCTCACAAATAATGTAAGCAATATCAAAGATAGTTAATACATGATGATGCATCTCTAAACTAGCAACTTCTTTTTCTCCAGTTACTGTGATATGTGGATGTAATTGACATCGGTCCAAACCTAAATCAAAAATTAGGTGTGCTTTATAGTGCTTATAGAAGGCACTAGAGCGGAACCGACTAATTGCGGAGTATAGGAATTTACGATATAAATCCACATCCATCAAAGTCTCTTTAGATTGAGAAAAATCAATCTCATAAGGAGAATTTGGTGAACAGAGTTTTGGATTAAAATCATCGTATGTGAAAATCCCAGGGAACTCCTCTTTAGGGTTAATGAATTCTTGGTGTTGCATTTAGCAAGCCTCCTATAATGATTAAATTGGTAGGGTTTAGGGATTATCTATATGTTATACTGGAAAAAACGAGGAGCTTATACATACTAATAATCATTATATAAAGAAAGGAGTCAACATTGTGGCAAATTATAAAATAAGTAAGACATATTCGAACAATCCATTCGTTGATGAGTTACTTTATTATGTAAAACAATTAGCTTTTGGTGCCGTAATTAAGAATGAACAAGAAGCAGATAACAATGAAACAGAAGATTCATTAATCCAAGCTGATATGCTTATTATGAGTACCGAAGGCAATGTACCATATGAAATTTGCGAATTTAGTAAAGATCAAATGTTGAAAGTTGGAGTAGATCCAGAACTAGCTAACTTTATCATTACTAGAAGAACAAATCGTACAGAAAATAGAGCATATAGCTACGATGATATACCAGAAGGTTTGAAAGAACCTTTACGTCAGTTGTATATGAAAGATTATATCAATACATATACCGAATTGAATGATTATTATCGTACTATTTGTGGTTTGCCTAAGATTGGTGATTATGGTATCCCTCTTAGAGACTATGAATACCTATTACCTGATGGAAACTTATGGAATGCTACTTATGTGCATGAAATAGGAGCATCCGGTGCTAAATTACTTAACTCTTATGGTATTTTAGAACAAATCAAAACAGACTATCCGCAAGCGGACTATCTTAACTATATTGAATGTGGTATTACTCCATATTCTGCTCGTAAAGCATATGGATTCCAATTATTGTACACACCTACAATCGAAGAAGAAACTATCGCTGAGCAATTTAGATATAATTATGAACAAAACCGTATCTATGTAAGATATGCTATTTATTCTGAAGCATTTAAATACAATTCAGACTTCTACTGTAACTTTATCTGTCTATTGATTCTATTATTGACTATGACAGAGATGCTATCTAAGATTCAGGAGAATATCCTTAAATATGAATTACTAGATAGACCATGTGTAGAAGCAATCTTTGAGAAGTTTGGTATGGAATACTACAAATCTATTCCACTCAAATACCAAAAACGTATTGCTAAGAATTTGAATAAATTAATTCATAATAAATCCTCTGCAAGAGGTATGTTTGATATTGTAAATTTATTTGGTGTAGAAAATCTTACTATCTTTAGATACTTTATCCTTCGAGATAGACAACTAGATCGTTGGGGTAACTTCGTTTATGAAGAAATGGTAACTAAAGATTCTCGTTGGAATGATATGCTATTAGAAACCAATGTAGAACGTAAGATAAATGATCTTACCATTCCATATCCATTTGAAAACTTCCTTGAAAAAGGCAATGTAATGGATGTATGGTTTAAGAGAGATAATAAATGGGTTAAAGCTACTCGTGGTACTGACTACGATGTAAATAACTACGACCATTTAGAAATCAAACCAAATGGTTTAGGTAATGGTGCTACTGATATTAGATATAACTTCTATTATGATGATAGAACCAAAGGTGGTAATAATAAAGTAGATACAGATAATTCATTATTCATGAAATTAGATGTAGCTAAGATGAGCCATAATAAGTTCAAATTTACTCCACCTACACCTAACTACATCTCTAGAGGTAATGATTTAATAGTATTCTTAGCTGGTGAACCATTACAAAAAGATGCTTATGATATAGATATCAAAACAAATACTATTACTATTAAACCAACTTATGGTGGTACTACTGATAGAGAAGTATTTGTATTATATCTCTATAATAATTATTCTAATACTAAATTCTCTAGAGTTGATGTATTATCTGAAGATTATGATAGAAAGATCTTTAAAGTACCTGAACCGTTTACCAACTACTGTGCAAACGGTAATGGTTTCTTCTTAACTCATAACGGTACTTTCATTTCTCCTAGTAGATATACGTTCATTGATACGAATACTATTCAATTAAACGATACTGATTCTGTACAATACGGCGTTAATCTTACATTCAACTTCATTTATGCTGAAGCTGCAGTATATTCTGATATTGAGTTAAAAACTCATGTAGAAGTTCTTGAGCATAATGAAGATAGACAAATTGAATTTAAACTCCATCCACCTATCGAAAACTATTTCCGTACTGGATATAAAGTCTTCGTTAAGATTAATGATAAATGGTTAGAGCAAGACTGGTATCAAGCTTATAATAATACTTTATCTTTCAACTCTAGAGCTATTGGTGCTAGAAAGACAGATAAAGTAGAAGTTATTTATAGATATGGTCCAGCTGGTATTGAAGCTACTAATATTTCTATGAGTACTCAACGATTAGAAGTTGGTGCTAAAGATCAAACCGTTTATCCTAATCTTAAATTCCCAGTTGATGGGTTTACTGCTAAGAATGGTAAAGTAATTGTAGATGTATATGGTAAGTTCCTAGAACCTAACCAATATACTATCAATGAACAAACAGCTACTCTTACTATTAAAGATAAAAACCTCATTACAGACGTTGGTACTACTATTAATATCTCATATCTTTATGGTATCGAATCTTCTGAAGCTATTAAAGTTACAGAAGAATTAATTGAAGTATCTAGTGATGGTCAAACTGACTTTGGTATCAATGTACCATTCTCACCTTACTTTGCAACTCTACAAGGTGCTATGGTTTCTCATAGAACTCGTATTGTAAATCCTAATAATATTAAATTTACAGATACAAGTGTTTCTATTAAAGGTAGAAACTTCAAGAAAGGTGAGACTATCTCTATCTTGTATTTCTATAATAATAAGTATCTGCTCAATGCAGCTAATCGAGTTATTATTGAGAATAAAACTATTACTACAGAAGATGCTGTTGATAATGATTTACAAATCAAGATCCCAGTTCCATTTGAAAACTTCATTCAAAATAATTGGAAATGGTATGTAAGTTCTAACGGTGTAGTTATAGATCCAAGTCTATATGAAATAGTAAACGGTAACTTATCCTTCAAGAACCCTAATGATGTATTGAAATATCCTAATCTTACATTTACATTCATTTATCTAGATGATCCTTACTATATCTTTGAATCTTCTGAAGAAGATGTAGATAAAAACTTCGATTTGAAATTCGTTGGTGTTCCATTAGATAAAGAATACTTCGTAGATGACATTATGTCTAAGTCTAATATCAAACCTTATGACTTAATGACATTAGAAGATGTATTCTGGGATGGTGTAGGTGCTGAAGATGACTTGGTTACAGCACATGAGAAAGTTAAACATCAAATTCTTAAGAAGAAGTTTAACTATGCTCGTACTAAATACTTCGCTATCAACTACTTGATGGATATTGCAGATATGTCATTCCAAATAGCTTATTTCTATAACCTATTATTTGATGATTTCCCTGCAGAAGAAGACTTAACCGTTGCCCTTCCTAATATTTCTACAGCAAAAGAATTTAAGATTGGTCATGTATTCTCTTATCTTACAGCTTTAGCTTATCTTGATCAAGATACAGAAGATAAGATTATGGATACTCCATCTAAGATCATGTATATCAAAGGCTTTAATATGCACGCTGATTTACCTGCTCTTAAGAAAGAAATTCTTAAAGCTAGACAAACTTTAGATATGTATCCAGTATGGGATTTCTTTATTCCAGAGAAACGATTAAAATCTATAGAAGAGTTTACCACTCAATATAAAACTAATAAAAAGGTTTATGATACAATCACTTATGGTATGGGTCATGCTACCAAGTATAGATATTATAAGATCTGGAAAGATCTATATGATTCTATGATGATTACAGAGTTCAATCTCACTTACTTCAAGAAATCTGATGGTCATACTGCTACTACATTTACTGATTTCTTGAAAGATAAAGATACTGTTCTTTATAATAGTATCAAACGTATTGCTTCTATCACGGATAGAAGTACTCGTAAAGAAAAGATTGCAGAAACTGTATCTAACGTAGCATATCTATTAGAAAACTACTTTGGTGGTTATGAATTCCATCATATCTTCGATAGATTTCCAGGTGCATCTGAAACTTCATTGATGGATTATGCTTTTACTATCATAAACTTCTTTAAATCTTATAAGATTTCTATGATTTCTAAAGGTGACTTTATCCAATTCAGTAATAATGACCCTCGGATTAACTTTATCCGTCCTATCGATGATATTGAATTAACAGTAAACCTCAATAAGGTTGAGTATTTTGATATCGATATGAATGTGACTTATGAATCTGCTATTCATACTTCTAAATATGAAAAGATTCCTGTCTACGATAGACTAACTATCAAGTCTACTAGTACAAATACAGATCCTAAGTTTGATCAAGAGTTCGTTGTTCATATTCAACAAACACAAAACCAAACTATTAGAGTTCTTCATAATGGAGAATATTATACCGAAGACTTCTTTGCTAAATATGGTGATGAGTTTGAAGTAGAAATTATTCCAGATGATGGTTATAAAGCAGGTTATCCTTCTTATAATAAAGGTATTCTAGTAAAAGATCTTACTATTACAGCAACTCCTGCCGTTTCTACTAACTATCGTGTAGTTATTAGATCACCACATCATACTACAATCACAGTATATGAATTTGACCCAGAAAATCCTGATAATGTATTGGCTACTCATACCGAAACATTTGAAGTTAAAGCTGGTACTAGAATTGCTGTAGATGTAGAAAGTGATTTTGGTTGGACTCCTGGTGTGGCTAATATCACTTCTGGTATCATTAACCACTATACTATCATCACTGCTAGCGAACCAATTAGACAAACTTCTAAGTTTACTATTGGTCATGTACCAGCACATCAAAAGATTGAACTTAAAGTCTTTGACGATGATGGTATTGGTTATCAAGTATATACAGTAAATGGTAATGATAGTACAGATGGTAAAGGTGTAGATAATAAATACTTTAATATTCCTACATTTGTTGGTGTTAAGTATGAAGCCAAAATAACTTCTGATTGGGGTTATGATCCATCTCCATTGAAATACAACCTTCCTAAAAAGGATATGTTTAGAAGCGACAATGTTGTATTTGATTTAGAAGATTCTCAACTTACTGAATTTACATTCACTATAGATAAATTCGAAGACCAAACTATCTCTGTTGTAGTTGATGGGGTAACTCATACCGAAACTTTCAAAGCTCCATATTTAACTGAATATGAAGTAAATATTGAAGGTAAAGGTAATCATGTACAAGGTAAGTTACTAGTATATGATAAAGATGGTATTCGTGTTCCATCTACAGGTGTTGTAAATGGTGATATGAGAGCTACAGCAACCGCTTCTAGAATTGCTAGAGATTTCAATATCAAAGTAATTCAATCAGATAAACAACAAATCACTGTCCGTTATGATGGAACTGATCATACAACTTCATTTGTAGCTAAAGAAGGTAGACAATACTCTGCTACTATTATAAGTATGGATCCTAATTACGATGCCGGTGAAATTTACAATAAAGAAGGTATTGTTCGAGGCGATACTGTAATCTATGCAACTCCTGCAACTACTAAAGTATGTAGAGTTAATATAGAACAAGATGATCATCAAACTATAGTAGTTACTTTGAATGGTAAAGAATATACTGAATCATTTGATGCTCACTATGGTGATTTAATTACAGTAGCTGTAAAACCAGATAATGGATTTATAGCTGGTGCTCCTAGTACTACAATGGAACGATTAACTTCTCCTAGTATAAATATCGAAGCTGGTATGCCTACTAGAAAGAAATTACAAATCCATGTTCGTAATCCATGGCCTATACGTCAAACTATGAACGTTAATTTGAACGGTATTGATTATCCTATTACTCAAGCTGATCAAATTATTCAAGCTAACTTTGGTGATGTGTATGTAATTACTAATAGCGATACTTTCGGTTACTATCATGCTAATTATACAGTAAATGATGATATTGTTCAAACAGATACAATCGGTTATTCTGGTACAGTAACTTACAATATCGACGTTACTGCAGAAAAACCTAGAGCTAAGTTGTTTAATGCTACTATAACGGATAGAAAATATCAACACGTTAAAGTTAAATTCTATGATGAAGATACTGGTGCGTTGATTAAAACTGTCGATGGTACAACAACAGATCAAATACCATACGGTAGTAGATATGAAGTAGAATTATCTGTAAAAGATAATCCTGGATTTACAGTACGTACTGGTTTCTTACCAGAATATACTGGTAGATTTGAAGGTAATAAAGAATTCAAACCTACACCAGCTGCTAGGGTAACAACTACATTTACAGTTGGTCTTTCTAGATGGGTAGAAAATAGTCAACATATCCTATACGGTTCTGGTGGTAGATGGCAAGGACGGGATAAATACTTCGGTCCTTTAATTGACGCATGGTTTGAAGATGAACTTCGATTTGTTTCAGATAATATCAACCCACCTAAATTAGCTGGTTTCGACTTAGTCGGGATTAATAATTTAGGAGATCAGCGTAAAGTAATGGCTGGTGAAGGTAAATGGGATCAAACTAAATCTATAAGTTTTGAAGTCAATATAAATGGTAAATGGAAATCAATTGCTAACTATATTAGCAAAGATAATTTATTTAATGAATTCCAAGATACATTCATAGCATTATGGGGTACTCAAATTCCTAGAGAATTTGGTCCTGATTCTGGTGCTATGGTTATTGATGCTGACTTACGTGTTATAGAAAAAGATCTTGAAGCCAATGTTCCAGCTGCAACTAACCACAAGAAATATCAATTACGCTTCTTAGCTTCAGATAATGATTATTAAGGAAGGAAAGGTTATGGAAAAAGAACTAATCTTAAATGACAAGATTAAAAGAGATAATGACAAGTATAAAATCTTAGATGGTCGTCGTCTCAAAACTAAAATTACAGCATATTATACAGATACAGGTGAAGAAATCTTTACTCGTCATAATATGCTTACTATTGCTGGTGGTGCTTTCTTAGCAAGAGCATTGTTTGATATTAATAACGTGGAAATCACTCCTAGTTATAATACAGCTCTTAACTTAGATGGTACTATCAATACTACAACTACTACAGAAAAGAATAGAGTTTATTTATTCTGTGTAGGTAAAGGTGGTTGTGGTAGAGAAAACTCTCAAGTATATGCGGAAAAATATGCTTCTTGGATCACTCCAGAAAATATTGTACCATTGCAATACTTGACAGCAGGTGAATCTCTTAACGAGTATGAAAAGAAAGTTTACTTTGGTAAGAAGACAGGTACAACTGCTACTTCTTATTACTTTAAACGATTCGATTCTGATCCTCGCATGATTCAACAATTAACTGACGGTACACCTATCGATGGTTCTATTTATGATATGGTAACTACACAAGATGCTGAAACAATTGTAACTATGCAGTTATCTATTTCTAAATCTGACTGTCGTGATTATTTCATTAATACAACAGGTCTTAATGATGCTCGTATTAATCAAATCTCTCTATGTACAGCTTGGTTAAAAACAGACGATCATGGTAATAAAGTATATCAGGATATTCGACCTGCTACTATCTTGAACTTCCCTAATGAACCATTGATCGATACAGAAAAAGCAATTACTATTTCTTATTCTGTATATTTCTAGTAAAATAATTAATTTTAATACACCTATATACACTTTATTGATGCAGGGAGAGTAAACCCTCTACTCAGACGCCCTGTATCCAACTACGATTCTTCATGGTTTGCCGTGAAGTTTCCACACAAATTCCTTTACAAAGAGCTTTAACAGCAATTTTTTAACAATCGTAATAAGCTCTGGTTAGACATTACTTTCGCTCCTGGAATGTAATTTCGACATGGTAAACCAGGATATCTTATAGATATCCTGGGATATCAAACAAAATTTGTATTCATTCATTTTTAGAAAAGCACGAACAGCAATTAATATAATTTTAGAATATATGTGCTTTGGTTTTCTTTCATGGGTAATAAGAAGATCTCCATTAAGAGATCTTCGTTACCTCTTAACTACCTTTCAATTGACTCTCTAGGTGTGGTCAATCGAAATTGATTTGTGTCTAATTAGCTCTAACAGCATTTAAAAATATTTATGGTATGTATCTTTACTTTAGTAAACTCCTATTGCTCATATAGGTCTCCACGTCAGTTTACTATGCATATTATCTTATATCTGAGCTAAGAATAGATTTTTAAATTATATTTTAAATAAGAAAGGATGATTCTAATGGAAAAACTCCGTGTTAGAAGATTTGCAGAAGAGCATGAAGATCTTTTCAAACAAATGGGAGATATTACACAAAATATCAAAGACTATCGTTCTGGTAATTCCACTGGTGTATTTAGAGCCATTGGAGACTTAGCTAATGAATTTATTCTGGCTGCTACTTTAAAAAGAGTATTAGAAGCAGATAAAGAAATAGGCTTACGTTGGGTACTATTTATCCGAGACCATACAAGTGGTTATGGTTTAGGTGAACGATATGTATTCAGATATATGCTTAGATGGATGGCACAAGATGCTAATAAAAGATATATCAATTTCAAACTATTAAAGCTCATTGTCAATAAGTATGGTAGATGGGACGATATCTTTGTACTATTAGGTACAGATTATCAGGACATGATGTTTACCATCATCAATGAAACTTTAGAAAGAGATAAAGAATTGGTAGCTAATGGTAAATACCCTTCTAAATTAGCTAAATGGTTACCATCTGTAAACTCTAAGAAACAATCTGGAAAAGATTTTGTGAAAGCTTTCTGTAAATACAATAAGATGAAAGCAAAAGATTATAGAAAGATGCTTTCTTATCTTCGTGCTAAACTTGATCTATTAGAAACACATCTTACTAAAAAGAATTTCGACGGGATTTATTATACTAATTATCCTAATACTTCTTTAAGTATTCATGATAAATTATTATTAAAAGCAGATCCTGATAGATATAAACTATTCAAACGTAATCGTTTCTTGAAATATCGTCCTCATAAGCACGATCCTATTGATTTAGCTAGATATTTCGATAGACGAATTAAAAATATATTTGTAGACGATAAAGAAGTAGAAAACTACTTTAACTCTTGGAAGTTAGGTAGAAGAACAGACGACTCTTTCCAACGTGTACCACATTTTGATATATGGACTGAGAAAGAAAATAAATACATTGTAAAATGTATTAATAGTCTTCTCTATACCAATACTAAAAGAGTTAATCAAAATATTCGCTTTAAATGGAGTATAAGAAATAACGAACTCAGAAATAATTTCCCTAAAATAGTATCATATGAAGATACCAATACTGTACACATTATTGGTTTCCATAGATCTATGTTTAAGACGGATGGATTCTTTGATTTCTATAGTGAAAACTTCTTGAGTCCAACAGAGTTATTTATAACTATCTTAAGCGAAGACGTTTACAATATCTAATGTAACCACACCATATGGTGTGGTATTATGACATTCATCATTAATCACCCTTATCATATGAAATTAATTACCTCCCAAACTGATTAATTATCTTATATATGAATAAACGAAATACCTAGAGGTTTTATAGAGATCGACTCTACGGATTGCTTTGATTCAGTGCATTTTAAGGTATGATAAGTTGATGGATGGATGTCATACTACTATACCATATGGACAATGATAACGGAGTACCCAATATTGGGTACTCCATATCTTTCCGCCAAATTTATATGGGTTTACATATAAGTAATTATTCAAAAAGGAGGACTAACATGGCTTCTGATAATCGTAGAGCTAAAGTAATAACAGATCTTAAAGATCTAGAATATTTATTTAGTATAACTCAAAAGCAAACTGAATCTTTATCATTCATGATGGAAACATTCGGTGTATTTGATGGTAAAGCTAGATTCCATACATATGATATTATTGACGTTCCTCCTGGGACATACGGACCAGAAGGAAATAAAAATACAAATAGTTTCAGAACTACTGTAGGTAGATGGGTATTTAATAAGTGCTTTATCGAACAAGATCTATTCGACTTATTCCATTATATCAATAAACCAGTAAATGATAAAATCTTTGACTATATCAATGATACCCTCTCTAGTGCTTTACTAGAAGATAAGATTGATTTACAGGTTCTTAAAAACTATCTTATTCGTACTCAAAAATTCCAACCTTATTCTAATATTCTAAGTGCTGGGTTTAGTGATAAGATGCTTATGATGGGTAAATTCTTACGTCCATATAAAGAAAAGCTTCTTAAACAATATGAAAAAGATTTACAAGATCCAGATAAGAAACTTTATGCTATTTCTAAGATTGAAAAAGAGTTATTAGATATAGCTAAGAAAGAATTAGGTCTAGATCCGTCTATGGATTTATATGATTCTGGTGCTAAGGGTAAATTCGGTAACAACTTTAAGAATATCTTTGTTCTTAAAGGTGCATCTAAAGACCCTGACCCATCTAAGGGTTATAATATTATCACATCTAACTACGCTGAAGGTACTAGTAGAGAAGACTATGTTAATATGGCTAAGTCTATGACAGAAGGTCCATATAAACGTGGTGTTAAAACACAAGTTGGTGGTTATTGGGAAAAGCTATTCCTCAGAGCATTCCAACATCTTACTTTAGGACCAGCTGGTTCTGATTGTGGTACTAAACGTACTATTACAATTACTATCGATAAGAAGATCGCTAGTATGGTTATGTATTGCTATGTGGTTGAAGGTAATAAACTAGTAGAACTTACTTCTGATAATATCAATAACTACATTGGCAAGACTGTTAAGATGAGATTCTCTTCTTTATGTGAATATAAAGAAAAGGGTAAGATTTGTAATGTATGTGCTGGTAACTTCTTCTATCGTGCTGGATTTAAGAACGTTGGTGTAGCATTACCTCAACTCGCATCCCGTATTAAGAATATTGCCATGAAAGCATTCCATGATAGTACTATTAAACTACATGAAATTGATGTGGCTAAAGCATTTGGTTTTAAGAAATAGGTGATTATAATGAAAGTCGATCTTATGATTACATTAGAAGATAATGTATATACTGTTCCACCTAATTATAAGACCCTAACAAGCAATCGTATCGTTAACGTTTATATGGATAAAGAAGAACTTAAAATAGATCAAGATTACAAAATGTTAGGTCCTAGAACCGTCCATATCCTTAGAGATACGACACATAAACCACGAATAAGTGCTAAGATTAAAGATATTAGAATACCAATAAATGTATAAAAGTGGAGTGGGGAATATTCCCCACTCCCATATCTTTTGCAAAAATTAAAAATTTTACTTGTATATTATAATAGTGAAAGAGTTATGTATTTATTAACTCAATTTAAATTTATATCAAAGGAGG